TTCCCGGGCTTGTTTGCTGCTGTAGCGAGCTTTGCGGCTGGAATCTTCTGACCCTTCTTGACTCCGAGACTCTTTCTCAACGACCCGGGGTGCCTCGAAAACGCCTTTTGTACCCAGTGCTTTGCCATTGGCGGAAGATGTGTGAAGCCCGGCCACTTGTCAATTCCTCTCTAGGAGCGTGCAACGGTAGATGTGGCGGGTGTATCTCCAGAACCTCAGTCTCAGCCTAAGCGTCTCCCCAACGTCGATGTCTTCGTCCTTCAGGAATTGTTGCAGAGACTTCGTCGCCGCATCGACCTCGATACCATCCGCGGCCATGCGATCAAAGATTTCGTTGAAGACGCCACCGATCATCCTTTCGACACCGTGAGCAACCTGCATCCTTGATTTCGCTGGGAAGCAGTCGTGGGGGAATGAATGGACTGGAACAGGGTTCATACCCTTTTCTCAGGCGGAAGATATTCCCTGCCGACGAGTTTGAACACTGTTTCCTCGTCAGGGGTGTCGAGGGCGGTATCGCCTTTCCAGAGCCTTCCCCCGGCCACTCGCATTCCAATCGGAAGCGTACCGTAACGGCCGGAATGGGTCTTAACTCTTTTCGAGGTCACAAATTGATTTGACCAGTCGGCCGGTCCCGTTCGGATTAGCATTTGGATCGACCAGGACTCCGGCTTCGTGAGAAACAGGTCGAGCTTCGTGTCGTTGGGAAATATCCCTCGCCAGTACTTCCCGTCCTCTTTGATGTCCCATGGGATGATTTCACTCGTGCCGGTTTTGATCCACCTGATCGTTCCTTGGGACATGGCCCACTTGTAGAGGAGATTCTCCTTGCTCACGTCCTCGGCGAAGAGCCCAGCCTTGACGGGTTGCCACTTGGCAATCGCGAGCAACTCGATGTCTTTGATCCCATCCGGCTTCTTCCTACGAATGCTACCTGCGATGGCGCATTTCTCGACGAAAGGAGTGATCTCCGCGACCAAGGCATCGGCCATTCGTTGTGCGGTGGCGAGGTTCACGGGAAGAATCCACATTCCCGCATGATTGTGGCTAAAGGTCGCCTAAACCTCAGCTTCTTCCTAAGCTTGTCTGGCGGCAGGTTCAAATACTTCTCCCAGTCGGCCACGCACATCGTCTTTCCACCAAAGGAAATAAATCTTAGATTCGTCCTGTTTCGGTTGTTCTGCGCCCGAGTCACCCATCTGCAATTCGATGGACTGTAGCCTTTGTGCCCGTCTTTGCGATCAATCTGCATTCTCGGATCAGGCGGTTCACCCATGTCGGACTTGAAATTCTCAAAGACCCTCCATCGACTACAGACGCCAATGCCCCTTCTGATATACGAAGGGTCGTTGTTGACTCGGCAAATCATATTAACCCATTTCCTGTAGAGAGCACTCGACTTGGTAATGTCTGGTCCTGCTTCGCCGTGGCGTGTGGCGATTCTTTTGCAATGGCACGTCTTACACTTTCCTCCAGAACCAAGCTTTAAGTGAGACAGCCTGACGTAAGCCTGATGTCCGCTGTCACAGACGCACAGCACGTAACGAAGTGATCTTCCACGTCTGGTTATCGGCCCAAGAACCGTGCGCTCACCAAAGCGAGACCCTTTCAATTCTATGAGTATTTTGGCGTCGTCCATGCGGTGAGCCTGTGGCATATACCACATGCACGTCAATCACTTTTGCATAAAAGGTGGAAAAGCTACGCGAAATCCCGCTGCGCCTCGGTGCCCCCCACCCCCATATCGGACCGCGATCTGTGAGAGGTCGATGTCCTTCCGGTGGTTCGCGTGGTAGAGCGACACGGTCCATCCCTTGCCGTTGAAAAAGAAACCGAGCAAGGCGTCGTGACCAGTCTCGGGAACGTCACGAGCCGCGAACGTGTTCGAGTTGCAGCGCGCGGTATTGAGGCAGAGGAATTTCAGTCCTTCCCATTCGGTGAGGAAGCTTCGCTCGCGGATAATGTCGGCATCACGCTTGGCGTAGCAGCGCATTGCTGCTGCGCCTTCATTTATGATCTCGTGCGCGTAGTTCACGCCGATTGGCCACCCACCAGAAGCGGACATATCCCGCATATCGAACAAGTCTTCCCACTTGATATATGTTTGAGAGTCCAGCCCGAACTGAAACTCCAAGTCGCCATCTCCGCGATGATCCCAGATGTCGTATTCCCCGGCGAGTAGGACTGCAAGAGGTTCGATGACATGCCGCTTCAGGAAGTCTTCCTTGGAGGGGCGCAGCACGCATTCGTAGCCTTCGTGAGTCGCGATTACGGTGAACCACTGCCACGCCAGCCGACAAGCCGCCACGCCGTCGATGCGATAGCCCGCGATGTCGTACGGATGCGACGCGATGGCCGAGATGTGATGGTCGAGCCAGATGAGATTGTTTGCAGTCGTCCCATTCAGCCGATAGCCGTTGAGTTTGTCATCCCTCTTCAGGACCAAATCGTTTATGTTGAAACCGAATGGGGCGTCGAGCGGGAGGTCCATGACGTAGAGCGTTTCACAGTCCACGGCAATCGGCGGCTGTCCAAAGTCCCAGCCGATGAGTTCGGCACCCGGAAGAAACCTGCGTGCGATTTCTCGGCAGAACAGACCGTCCCAATCGGCTGAGTGATGTATCACGACTGTCTTGCTCATGCTGCGTTTCCTTTCTCTTTTTGGATTGCGTAACTCAAAATAAGCAGTGCATCCGCGTTGCCGAGAGTCACGGTGATGTTCGGATAAAGCTCCTGCGCTCTACCTCGCAACTTCGATTTCCAATCCCTTTTGAGCTGACCGTTCAGGAGTCTCACGCGCTTCTTCTCGGCCTTGACCTCGTTCGGTGACATACCCTGAGTGATCTGAGACTTCTGACGGCCGGTGATACCGAGTCCGAGAGCCCGCTGCCATTCTTGCGGCCTGACGCGAACGATCTTCCAGCCGAAAGCCATCAGTGCTCCGACGATGACACCCCAGTTGGAAGCGTACACGGCCATTGTAGAGGCGGGAATCCCGACGCCCATGTGTTTGACCAGTTCCTCGACGTAGGCTGTCCTGACAGGGAACCTCGCAGGATCGGAGTACTTACGAATCACGTTCACTGCGTCCATGCTCGTATCCGGCATCGCATAGACATCGACGCGACCGGCCGTGGGATCACAGATTGCCAACGCGCCTGACTGTCCTGGGTCAACGGATAGAAGCATCACTGTTCCTCCTGATGATGCAGGTAGCGACCAACCTTTTTTCTTTTCACCAGAAAATGCGCCGAAATTTCATTCAGATTCAAGTCCCGCGAATCACACAGGAGTTGTTGCGCGAGTGCAATGTCGCCAAGCTCTTTTTCAAGCATCGAGCGATTCGTCGGTGCTCGCTCTGGGTCAATCGTTGGGTTAATCGAGTCGTAACCGTGCCGTAGAATTTTACCAACAACTTGGATGGCTTCTCCACATTCCTCAGCAAGGAGTGCCAACCTTTCAGCCTCAGCCGGTGTGAGATTGTTGAAGTGTTTCATCGGCTACAATTCCTCCAAATCAGAAATCCAACGATCCCGAGAATTACGAACCACGCGAGGATCATCCTCACGACATCCCTCTCAGCCTCGGAGAGAAAGTTCCACTTCTCGCGAAGCCAGTTCAGGAATACGGGTGGTGGGAGTGGGCTCATTCGTTGAAGAGGTCAGGGCTTGCCTTCATCGCCTCGGTGTTTCTTCCAACAATGACGCCTGCGGTTCTCAGCGCGGATAAGGCGTTCCGGAATCCACCGCTGACTTCGTAACCAGCCGACTCAGCGAGTGTTTCGATGACTGCCCCAGCAGGATAACTGTCAATGAGCACTCGCAGCACAGCCTTTTCGCAGGCACCGAAGTTCCGGTTTGAGAGCCAGTATTCGCGCAACGCTTCGCCCGTGGGAAGGTCTGGGAGACCATCGGCGGCTTTCATTCCTTGATCCGTTGCTCTCATCGTGCCGATGTTATCACCCTCCATGAGACCGGAAGTGCGTAAGGCTGAGAGAGCGTTTCGGAAACCGCCAGAGACCTTGTAGCCGCTCAGGAGTGCCAGCTTTCCGATCTCACAGCCTTCAGAGAATTGCTTCAGCACCCCCAGGATTGCGGTCTGGCACTTATCGAGGCTGTGGTTGTTATCGCGGGCGGCGGGAGTTCGGGCGGTCAAAGGCCGCTCTGCCGAGGTCTTCCCGCCGCCGATTTTTGTCCCCTTTGATTCGCGGGGAGACAAATTCTTGAGCTTGTAACGGAAATGGTTCGTGGCCTCGTCAATCGCGTTCCCAACTCCGGTGAGTTGCTCTCTAACCTTGGAGCGAATACCGTCGAATGCCTCAGCAACCCATTGAGGAACGACTTCGCGAATCACCTCTTGCGTTTCTACTTTGGTGCTTTTTTTCACCTCAGCTTCAAGTTGACGAATCCGCTTCTTCAGCTCCTCGGGGTCGTTGGCTTTCGCCTCCTCGATGACACTGGCCAGCTTCTCCTTCACCACGGAGAGGTCAACGTCGGCCCAACTCGCGGTGCTGACACGCTTTTGCATCTGGGGTGGAGCGAATGAGTCGAACGTTTTGAACATCGGGAATGACACGCGCTTTGGTCCAAATCCGGCCTCTGGCGACCAGACGTGAGCCTCGCCGCGCGCCATGTTCGCCAGGGAGTTGAGGACTTCCTTGCCGTGCTCCTTGTCACCGCAGCCGTCGATCCATTCCTCGACAGCATTCCTGTCCGCAGCATGGATTACACGCATTGCCACCAGCGTCTCACAACTCGTCAATGTGTCGTTGTGAACCTTCTGCGGCCTCTGGGAGGCGAGGAGGCACACAATGCCGAGCCCTCGGCCCTCTGACAACAGTCGATTCGACCAGTGAAGGCACTTCCCGGCCTGCGGGTCCATGATCCTCCCCTTCGGGGCGAAGTTGTGAAACTCGTCGCCCACGAGGAATAGCTCCCCCGAGTTCGCGTTGAAAATTCCGGAAGCGAAGTTGATCCAGAACTGAACCATGTGCGCGGTCATCCAGCCTCGAAATCCGATGATGCAGGGACGGTTTCCGGTGGCGATGAGTTCCGCAATGTGCGCTCCGGAGTACTGATTGATCGGAACGTCAGATGCCTTTGGTTCCTTGAAATCCCCGAATGCAATCACCGGATACCCAGCACGCTTACCATCCTCGGAAGCCTTCAAGCCCCACCAATCGCCTTTCGGATCAAGGATGCAGACCCGCTTGCCCTGGTCGAGGAGATGTTCAACGATGTATCGAAGCGCGGAGGATTTCCCGGCGCCGGTTTTCCCGAGAACAACGAGGTGCTGATTCAGCACCGATTTTGGTAGGAATAAGCTCATCTGTTTGTCGGTTCTAATTTTCTGCTGCGGACTATCCTTCCGGTTTATGATCGTGTCAAGGCTTCGTTCGGCTGCGGGATGGTATCTATGACAACACGTCTCCTTCCTTTCGACCTCCCGATAGCCTGGAAGAGAACGCACAAGCTGTTATAGACTTCCGGTTCCATTCGTTCCGTGGTTCTCAGGCGCAGATAAGTGCAACCATTCGATGACGCGGCATCCACGCTGAACTGGAACGGGAGTATCTCGCAGCACACGTTGGTCAACAACAGCACAAGCTCCGTGTTCCGCTCCTTCCGATCCCACTGCTCATCCTCGTCGAGCAGTGGACCCTTTACCGGGATCCCGGGCGGCTCCATAAGCTCCAGCACGGTCCTCATACGAGCCTGCCGGCCGTAAGCAGCCAGAAGCCTCGTCAACGCCAGGATGTTCTTGCCGGCCGCTCCTACCAGCTTTGGGTGATCCTCTTTCTCGTGACGCCCACTGATCTCAACGACTACGGTGTCGTCGGCGATCCTTCCCTCGATGGCCAGTTTTCCCGGGAATCGAATCATCTGGGAGGCGATGCGACGAACGAAGTTCACGTAAGGTTCAACCCTGGAATCTGAGTTTGTCATTTCGATGGCGGTAACTTGTAGCCGAAAGGACGGAGTTGTCAATGTGGGATTAGAGCCGCTCCTTGAGGATATTGATGCGCGTCTTGATGTTCAGAAGCTCGGCCTCGGCACTTACGAGTTCATCTTCCAGTGGTCGAATCGCAATCATTGCTTTCGCTTCGGCTTCTCTCGCCTTCCTGACTCGCTCCCATGCTCCGGTGAGACGTTGCTCCAGGTCTATGAGGGTGTCGCCGTTTTGGTGTGGTTGGTGTGTCATAGTGGAACGAGTTCTTCGAGCATTTGAATCCGATTTCCAATCCAGGCGACGACTGGTACAGCAAAACTGTTTCCCAAGGCCTTGTATCGCACGCCGTCACAAGCGGGTTTTCCTCGGAACTCGACGAGCGTGTAGTCGTCGGGAAATCCTTGGAGCCTTTCGCATTCCTTTGGCGTAAGTCGCCGCACAGCCATCGTCGGTGTAGCGATCATGTTCGCCACCTCGTCACCAGCCGGCCCGGATGATCCTTTCGACCGCTTGGATGACATGGCTTGGCTGACGATTTCTTGGATCAACGGTGTTCCCCTACCGGTGCCATCCTCCGATGCGTCGAACCCATCGGCTCGCAACGAATGAACAACCAAATTCTCATCCTTGTCGCCTGCTCTCGCTGAATGGCCTTTCTCGGTCGAGGAAGCTGCCCGTAGGGTTGAGGCGATCAAGGTGGTGTTCACGCCGCCATCACCTTTGTCTCCGCTGTGGGAAGGATTCGATCTCAGGGCATAGCCGACTTCACCGCCGTCGATTCCAATGGCGACACCGTGCTCGGCTGTGCTCTGAAGCGTGAACATCGGGTCGCCTGGATTGCCATGACCCACGCCGTTCATTGGGTTTCCGTTCTGACGCTTTCCGATTTCCTGGATGGGGATTACGGCTCCGTCGCATTCGGCATCTGTGCCGAGTCCGCCACCGCCTTTAGTGCGAGCCGCAAGGCTGGGGGCAATTCTTTCCCCCGTTTCTCGGCGCGGCGGAGGATGCCCTGACATGCTTTCGGCGAGAGGTAAAAACGGCGGTCGATGCTGCCACTGTCCTCCAGAATCTCTGACAATGAACACACGCTGGCGTCTTTGAGCCAAGCCGAAGTACTGTGCATCCAGAACGAACCATTCGACGAATCCTCTTTCCCCAAGCGCCACACCGGAAGTTCTCCAGCCGTCTCCTAGAACGTTAAATTCGGCCCCAGCCAACTCTCCAACCACTGTAGCAAAATCCCGCCCTTCATTCGATGAGAAAAGACCGGGGACATTCTCGACGACGGTCCATCTTGCTTGTGACCATTCGGCGATGCGGCAGGCATCGAAAAACAATCCGCTTCTGGTATTAGTTCCATCTGCATGTTTGAGTCCTTTCCTTTGTCCGGCCACTGATAGGTCTTGGCATGGGAAACCACCGACAGCCACGTCGATGTTTCCAAGTGCTTCAATTTGCTCCCTTGTGATCTTCGTCACGTCACCCAAATTCGGCACGTCTGGATGGCGATGCTTCAGCACGGCACACGGAAACTTTTCAATCTCCGCGACGCCTACACATTTCCAACCAAGCGGGAGCCATGCCTGAGATGCAGCTTCAATGCCACTGAATAGTGAAAGAAATCTCATTCAATCCCTATCCTGCCAGCTCCTTGCCGTATGGCTTGGAAGCTCGTCCTCCGGCACATCGTCAGCACAGACCTTGGCTGCGCTCTCGAATCGAGTGTATGAACGAAGGAACGTCAACGCGACAGTCCCGGTTGGACCTGACCGTTGCTTTGCGATGAACAGCCCCATCGCTGCGGCATCCTGTTCCTCGTGGCCGTTCTCTTCATCATCACCACTGGACGGCTTGTATAGCAGTCCAACCGTGTCCGCGTCCTGCTCAATGGCTCCTGACTCTCTCAAATCCGAAAGCTTCGGCTTCTTTTTTCTGTCCCTCTCCATGTCCCTGTTCAACTGGCTGAGAACAATCACCGGCACCTTCAATTCCTTCGCAAGCATCTTCACCCCGGCCGATATGTCCGCCACCTCCTGTTGTCGATCTTTGACCTTCTTGTTCGTCGAATTTAACAGTTGAAGGTAGTCGATCACGAAGAGCTTTATCCCGTGCTTCTGGTAAATCCGCATCGCCTTCGCGCGCAACTGAAGTATCGACAAGCCGCACGTCTCGTCGATGAACAGCGGTGCCGACGCCAGTTGTCCAGAAGCCGCAGCCAGCCTCGGAAGGTCTCTTTCGGCCAGAAAGCCCTCCCTGATATTCCTCAAGTTCACGCGAGCCCTGGAGCAGATCATCCGCTGCATCAGCGACCTCGCAGTCATTTCCAGGCTGAACACGCCAACAGGAAGCTTCAGCGTCACTGCAACGTGATCGGCGATATTCAACGCCAACGATGTCTTCCCCATACTTGGTCTCGCCGCAATGACGATCATCTCCCCGGGGTTGAATCCACCGGTCATCCTGTCCAGATCAGTGAACCCCGTGGACACGCCGACAATCTGTCCTCCTCGCTGAACACTGATCTCGATGTCCCCCATTGCATCCAGAACAAGCTGCTTCGAGTCCACCTCTGTCTGTCCGCTCATTATCTGTCCAACCTTCAGCACGGAGACCTGGGCTCGATCCAGAAGCTCCGGCACCGCAGCACCGTTCTCATACACGTCACCCACGATCTCCGTACACGACTGCACCAGCCTGCGCATCGCATACTTCTCGCGAAGGATCTCAATGTAGTAGGAAACGTTCGCCGCAGAGGGCGTCGCGTCCTGAAGTGAGGCGAGGTAGGCGATTCCTCCAATGCCTTCAAGCTGCCCCTTGTCCCTCAACCGCTGCTGAAGGGTGACAACGTCAATCGGCTCCTGTTTCGAGAACATCTCCTCCATCGCCGCCATGATACTCTGATGCCGTAGGTCAAAAAAGGCAGCCTCGGGAAGTTTCTCGATGACCTCGGCAACGCACGCATTCGGCGATAGGAGGCAGCAACCAAGGACGGCTTGCTCCGATTCTTGCGAGTGCGGGGGCAGCTTATGAAGATCATCGCTGCTTTGCTGGCGGATACGCTTTCGATTGTGAAAGTCTGGATTCAAACAATCCTTGTCAGTGGTTTAGTAACCGCTTTCACTTCTGGCCATCCACGTCGAATCCGCGCGAATACAATATCTGGATTCACCCCAAGCAATCGCGCCCACTGCGACACCGTTTTTGTCTCTCCGCGAACTGTTACTAGGTGATTGTTCCTCTTGTTGCTGCCCTGCGTAATCGCATCCTCCCATCTACAATTCTCAGGAGAATATCCTAAGTTGTTATCCTTTCTGCCTATGCTCAGCCCTTTTGGTTTTTCCCCCATGTCCTTGAGAAAGTTTCTGAAGTCACACCACCTGGCGCAAACGGATATGCCACGCGCTCCGTATAGGTAATAATCCGGCCTGCTTGGGTCGTTGCATCGCCTCAACATAGATTTCCATGTGTGCCATGTTGGGGTTGGCCTACCTCCTTTAGCGTGCCCATGAACGAGTGAACATGTAATCACTATCTCAGCTCTCAGACAGCCACAGGACTTAACGTGCCCGTTCGTTAGGTTTCCAGTTGCCACTACCGTGCTTTTTCCGCAATCGCATAAACAAAGCCAACGTGAACCTGGAATGTACTTTATCGCTGTAAGGCGATTGTATTTTTGGCCGCGAATATCGACAGGTGCTCTTCCGTTTGGATTGTTGGTGTGCCCTTTCATATCTCACGCCTTCGGAAGCTCAAACACGGTGATGATCGTAGTCGGCGGCGTCACGACAAACACAACCCTATTCTTGCTGACGCGATAATAAAACCCCTTGAATGATCTGCCCGTAACTTCCCTGTGCCCCGGACACATCCTTCGTATCCGCGCAATAGTCTTCTTCCCGCATCGTCCAGGGCTCCTAAGAGCATTCCTCCACTCCTCCATCAAATTCAACGACGGAAAGCGCTCCGTAAATCGAGCGGCTGCATGAACTGTGAAAATAGGATTCACGCCTTCGGACTGTTGATCTGTGACCTCAACTCGTTATACCTCCGCTTCAAACCTTTCAACCGCTCCAACTCCGCCTTGAACCTGCTCTTGTCTTCCCCGTCAATCTTGCTCTCAAGCTCGCCGATTTCCTCTTTGAGAAATTCTACACGCCGCCACAACGGCACATTCCCATTCTCTCTTCCTGCTGTCGCATTGGTAGTCGGCTCAAATAAACCCTGCCAGCCTTTTTCAATCGAAAGTTTTATCGCCGCAATTGCCTTATCTGGACCCCATTTGGAAAGGCTCGCAAGTTGAAGCTCTGCTGCTCGTCGGGTAATAGGTTTTCGCCTTTGCTTCCGATCTTCCTCCCAGTCGCTCCAAACTGCTTTGAACTCTTCGGTGTCGAGATTCTGCGGGAATATCTTCTCCAAAGCCAAAAACGGCTGTGTATTCTTTGGTGTACTCTCTGTTGTACTCTCTGTACCATTAGACGAAGTGGCAAATGCCACCTCGGGAGATAGGCTTTGACCCTTCGGGAGAGGCACTTTGCCACTTCGGGAAGTGGCATTTGCCACTTCGGGTTGGAAATGACCATCCCAAACCGAGTTAAGTATTTCACAATCAAGCATGTAAGCCGTCTCGTGCTTCAACCTATTGACCTTCTCTCTCAGGATTCCAAGCTGTTTAAGATTCCTGCGGGCGGTCTTCTGCTCTTCGTATGAAAGCCCCGTCTCCTTGGTGAAGTCATCATGGTGTTTGAATATCCATCCATCCTGATCCTGCTGCTTGTCGGTCCAGTAAGCGAGTTGACAGACGAATACGCATTCCTTAACCCCAATCACCCTGGCGAGTCCGGCATAGTAAGCGACGGGATGCCCTACGTTTTGAAGGAAATCGGACAGTCTCATGGGGAGTCCTTGTGTGAAACCTCTGTTCGACGCGCCAGCGCGGCAGACCCGGACGACGACGATAGTTGGCCCTGGAAGGGCTGAAGTTCGTCGCCGGACGCATCTGACGCGCCGAACAGAACGCTCTGGTTAGACTGTTGGGTCACGACTATCTTTTTGTCAATAGGGTCGCTCTGCAACGACCTGCAATGGTTAGAGGTTACTCCCCGTCCATCTGGTGTAAAGGAAAACCTCTTGCGTATCTCTACGTGCGGCGATATTGGTCATGTGCTCAACAGGTGGAGGAATCGAAAGATGCAGGGGTGGCCGGCCTTCTTAATCGGGTCGTCGGCCACCCCTTTCGATCAGTCCTGGTCCTTCTTCGTCTTCTTCTCGGACGGCTCCTTGTAGGCTTTGACCTTGACGGTCTCGTCCTCCGGGATGATCTCGGCGATTTTATCGTCCGCGGTGCGGTACTTCGTGACCTCGTGCTTGTGCATCGCGTCCAGGAGCTTTTGTTTGGCAGGCACCTCTCTCTTGGTGGCCTCCATACGCTCGTCGCGCGCCTCCTCGTAATCATCGACGAGGCGATCCAGTTCTGGAATCGACTTACTCTCGACGCCTTTCAGTTCGATCTGCTTGCTCATTCTGCGGATGTCCTTTCTAGGTTTGTGGTTTACTGCGGGGAAACTCCGATTTGTTCGAGGGTTTCGATTGCGATGTCGATGTGGGGGTCGGATGTCGTGTAGTGTTTCAACGCCTCAACACACTTCTCCAGCTTCGCCTCTGCGGTGGTGGCGCGGTGTTCAGCTTCGGTTAATCGCTTCTCAAGCGCGATGCTTTGACCGGCTGACAGTCCAGACGGAAGCGCGTCCATCTTCAACGCGAGTGCCTTGTTCAACTGCTGGATTTCCGATAGCGCAGCTTGGCATACGAGCGCGAGGTTCGTCATTCAGCCTCCATCAATCTTCCCGCTCTCGGTGCCATCGTGACCACAGGTGCGATTATGTCGTTCACCATCTCCTTCGCAGCCTTCTTGGTGAGCTTCGGATCTGCCGCAATCATCTTCGGAATCAGCGTAGCCTCGATCCTGCCAATGACGATGTCGCAGCACGCAGCAAACTCTTCGCCGGTCATGTGCTCAAACAACAGAGCCCAGGCTCGCTTCACGTCCTTGATCTCGCGGACCTGAGTGTCATCAGCCTTGACCAAACCCACCTTCAGAAGCTCCTCAGCCGGCAGAGACTTCAACCTCGCCGTAATCGCCTCGAATACTTTCGTCGCAATCGCCTTGTGACGGTGGACGTGGGCCAGGACATCCAATGGCTGACGATTTACGATGGCCGCGATCTCCTCGTCCTTGATCTTCGCCATTCCCTGAGTCAGAGGCATCGGAAGCATCGAGTAGGTCGCAGCCTCCAAACAGGAAGATTGGGCCTTGCAGTATCTACAATGATCACCCGGCACTCGTTCGGCATGTGGATTCTCCGCGCGCCAAATCATAAATTCGTGCTCTGTGAGCAACGAGTTGATCGTGTCCCTGTCGTACTCGCAGAGATCAACTTTGCCAGAGAAGCGATACGATGCAGTGCCGGACAGAATGTGGCTGATGTTCGTGTGGTGGCTGGCGACTGCCAACGCCTGTATTCGGCACTGAATATTCTTCTCAGAGGGCGTTGAGCGAAGATACCCCGTCTTCGTATCCACAATCAGAGCGTGTGGCGGCGCGAGGTAACAACGGTCGATCTTCGCCGAGCTAATCGGCTTGCCCGCTCGCGACTTCACCCACAACCTCTTTTCCCTGAACTCGGAGATTTGAGACGGGGCGAGTCCGAGATTGAACGCCCATTCGTCTCTGGCTTGCTCCATCATCGAGCTTAGTCGATCCGCAATATTCTTCCCAGCGTCATCCAGGGCAGTGAAGTCATCAGTTTCCAGCGCCTCGTGTATGGCCTGGCCCTCCAGTGCCTCGTCTGATGGTGCTGTCTCTGGAGCTAATTTTTCTGCGAGGAAGGAACCAGCACAGTGGTAAAGCTTGGCACCTCCGCTCGCACTTGGGAGCGAGCCTCTGTCTTGATCGTTCGCGACTACCATATCGGTCTGTCCTCCTTTTTGATGGCTTCCAGAATCTTCTGGAGCACCATTTTTGTCTGCGCCGAAAAATCTTTACCCAGCATCCAATGTCCGAACGAAGGATCATCCTTCACTTTGACGCCTTTGGATTTGCCGATGTTGTAAACCGGGTTGCCATCCTTGTCGAACACCAGCTTGCCAGCCAAGTCCACGCGATTGTCGAACTTGGAGAACTGCGCCAACTCCGCAACGCTCTTCGTCTGGAGTTCTCCGTAACGCTTCAGTTGTCCCTCCAGAACATCAAACGTGGCCTTGCAATCGCCAAGCGCGTCATGGGCCTCTTCGTGGTCCCTGCCGCAGTAGAACTTCACTGCTGCTGACAGCGTTCTCGGCTCCTGCTTTTTGAAGATGTTGCCAGCGTCAATGATGTTGGCCTTGGTGATGTCCCACTCGATACCGGCGCGGTAGAACTCCTCCCACAATAGCGGGACATCAAATCCGATCAGGTTGAACCCGCAGTAATCGCTTCCAGACAGGAAGGCGTGAATAGTCTCAGAGCGATGTTCAAACAACGGCTTGTCCTTCACGTCCTCGTTGCGGATACCGTGTACCGCGATCACCTCCTCGGACATTTCCACGCCGGGATTAAACAGCATTGAGATGGTCTTTGATTCACCATCGCCAACCCTCATCGCAGCGAACGAAACGATGCGATCCTTTGCCGTGTCCAAGCCGGTGCTTTCAAGATCCCAAAAAGTAAGTGGTCTTTCGAGTTTCATTTGATTTTTATGCACACTGAAGTTTTCGGACACTCCTGGTCGTCTCTGGCTGCGCCGGTACAACCTCGTCCACTTCCACGATCTTGCAGTGTGGTGGAGGCTCACCAGACCAGCAACGGATCGTCATGTCATCCGAAGTGGCCACATAGTCCACCCTGTCCTCGCTTGCTCCATTCACCGACTTGTTCCATCTCCCCATCTTGAACGCCATCATAACACGAACGATCTCGTCGTGTTTGAGACGGTCAAAGTCAATTTGACAGCCGTGCATCGTGGCCTTTGGGAGACCATCAATAACCTCTGCGTGTTCAACGATCCAAGCACGTTTACGCTGTTGAACCGCTATGGTGTCGTCGATCTCTTGGATGAGTGTCTGACTGTTTGACATAAGTGGAGCCTGCGGCAATCTTGCGACTTTAAGCCTCTCGGCACCGCAGGCAATTTCGCGTTTAAGTTTGGATGGCCTTGATCTTCGGCAGTGCCTCGTCCCAGGTATTGACCAGACGGACGAGCTTGAGATTCTGAAGAGCCCAGAGATCGTCAGACGACTTTTTGGCTACACCTTCGGTCTTCAAGTGGGCCAGAACTTGATCCTCGTTCACACCGCCGAGCTTGATGAGACCTCGCAGTGTCGCGTTCACCACCTTGTAGTCGGTGTCCTCGGCCAACTGCTCACGCTGAGGATCGGCGGCAGGCTGTGTCTCGGGCTCGGCAGCTTTTGCCTTCTCAGCCCCAGGTGCGACAGGAGGAGTCCTTTCCGGACCGAGACCACCATCATCAGCATCCTTGCTATCACTTTGCGGAGGCTGAGCGGTCACGGGCGCAGCGACAGGGCCGGTGGTAGGAGCGAACGGGAACGGGATTTCCGGCTTCTTAGAGATCACGGGGAAGGCTTCATCAATGGCAACATCGTTATCCTTGATCGCCGTCTTCAAACCACTTAGCTTCTCTAAATGGTCTTCAGTGAGGTCGGATGCGCCAGCAACACCAACTGCGGCGTACACGCGATTCGACTCAATACCTAGCGCCTTAATCCAGCCAACGACGGCGGTGCGTCTTTTTTCCATAGACTTCGCATCACCGACGAGGAGCTTACGCACCGCAGCCTCAATCGGCTTTGCGAGCGCGCGAGGAACGACTTGAAAAGTCGCATCCCGTCTAGCCTTGGCGTGTGCGCTTTTTAATATGACAGCCCTCATTCGCTCGTCATATGGGCTTCCATCACGACGCACGGTTGCCTCAACAACTTCTGATGAAGACATGAAGTTGGATTGCAGATCATGTGCCACGCCACGAACCCGGCAGAATCGTTCAGTCGTCTCCAGAGTGACGGTGTAAACGCGAAGATTCCCATAGCATGCGCCAACAATCTCAGCACACCTTACCGACATTCCTTCGGCGTAAATCGGTTTTCCGTTTTCCTTTCCGACAGGTCGTCGGTAGATGCAGCTTTCGGCAGTTTCCTCATCGAGTGTGGCCATTTCCACCGCCCTTTGTTTAAATGTCTCCATGCTTCGTGGTAGTCTTTGCGCGGTGGAGATTTGGAGATCAATCTCTGCGCGTTGCATTGACTCCAGTGCTGACGGCTGAACAACCTCCATCTGAATCGGAACTACTCCTGATGACTTATCTGTGTTTTCTTTCATACGGTTTGTGTTTTCGTAGTGGTTGAGTTATTGCCTCTGCTGTTGACCATCCGAGGTAAATGCGACGTGCCAGTGTGCGCCCATGAAATCCTAATTTTTCCGCCCAAACTGAAATTGGAAGCGTCATTCCGTTATGCGTTAGAAGGTGGTTGTTTCTTTTATTGCGATTGTTCTCCTTCCTGGTTGCCCACTTACAGTTGCCCGGCTCATAATGCCCGTTGTTGTCAATTCTTTCTATTGTCATTTTCCGGTCTGGAGGAAGACCCATATCGGAAATGAAATTCTCGAACTTACGCCACCGGTTACAAACCTTTATTCCCCTGCCGCCGTAGTCTCTCCATAGATGGTAATTGGGGTTGTGACACCGTTGCACCATGCGCACCCACCGATTATACGGCGTGAGCGGAGAGTTCGACATTCCGTGTGTTCGCTTGCGAGCTGATGTTAATTCAGATCGCAGGCAGCCGCACGACCTGGAGTTACCGCTCTTCAGATTATACCCGAATACAGCCACAATCCGACCACAGCTACACCTACACTTCCATATTGAATGGTGCTTGCTGGGCAATCTGCGGATTACAGAAAGTCTTACAAATACACACCCAGCTAGTCTCTCGCGGCTCAAATCACTCCTTGCGTTTGGACGATTTCCGACGTTCCCTTACAGCGTTGCTTATGAGAAAGTTTACAGCTTGCTTGCAAGAAAATCCAAATTTCCGACGCAGGGATTGGATTAGGCTGTGGAACTGTTTGTCGATTCTCACTAACATAGTGATGCAGAAAGTAGCATTCTGCATCATTCTGTCAATAGCCAATATCGCATGACTGAACTCTACGAGTTGCTAGGTCCGTGGTTCGCCTTACCGATATTCGTGCATTGGCCTGATGGAAACGAGGTTGCCGTCATCGAAATAGGGGCTGGAATCCAACTCCTGAAAATCCAGATCAGCGCGGCTGAATCGAGGCTTTCCGACTTCGGCGCCACGTCCGTCAATGGGCAGTTGGTCATCCCAAGGAAGAACCTGGAGCGGTGCTCGCGCAAATCCTCTGAGACAGACCCGGAGATGGTCGTGGAATGGAGGCCAACCTACAGGCGTGCGCGCTACCGAAAGTTCCCGAACAACGCGACTGCGCAGTTCACCACAAAGAAGGCTGTCAGCGACAGGGATGAGTTCTACCATGAGTTCTGCAAAACCGGTTTCTGCGGTGATCCACTCAAGGCCGAGATCATCCACATGCAGCTCTGTAAATTCATGCTTCACTGGCTCGTCAACGAGCACCGACCGGTTGACTTGGGGTTCTGTGAGCTTCACCCGACGCCTCTCAGGCCGAACTGGAAGGAGATCATGCTCGCGATGCGCGAGGCTCGCATGTCCCCGGCCGGTAGTTCATACGGTCACGAGTTGTTCGACCCGAAATTGACAATGTTCGACAAGGCTCAGAACGTGATGCTATGGTCGCTCGATGTTAGACCTCTCGCCGGCTGGTGGAGGGGAACAGCACAATATGAACGACTCGTCCGTAAGAAACATTTCACAAACCAGAAAAAGTATGTCGGAGAGATCAAGCACTCCATCGGAAGGCGATACGACGACCTCGTCACCCTCTACAACGATTACTTTGCCCAGGTTTCCCATCCTTATGTGGTACACGCTACGCAGCGGGCTGTACTCAGTGAAGCACCACCGGAAAAGGGGGACTTGGTTGATCCTGTTTATCCAAACCGTCTTCCTGATTCGGTACCTGTTGGGCAAAGAGCGTGGCGCTATTACACCAAGCCGGACGGCACAAGCGAGATGGAACGACTGTTTGTCGTGCCCCGTATTCGATCAAAAAAGGCAATCGTGCGGGAGCCCAGGCAGGAAGTGGGAGAATCCGAGGACGAAGAAATGGGAGCAGATGGGCTGTCTGTGCTGGATGAAGTTCGCGGTGTGGGTCAAACATAAAAACTGCTGGCTCTACGAGGTAACAAATGGACGAAACGAAGACATTGGCGGCTGGAGACGGGAACTCAACGGGGCGGAAAACTCCGCAAAGAACGCTGCCGGTTGCAGCGACACAGCCCACAGCGCCACCAGTCGCGATTGAGCTTGTTGACGATGGCGTCGGTGTTCATGTTCCGATCGACGAGCGGGAGCGTATGTCCAAGGAGCTTGGACTATTCCTGATGCCACCCAGCGCGATGGACGAGGTGCGCGCACTTGGACTGAAAGCGGCTGGTCTCGGGGTCATCGAACTTGCCGACGGCTGGACGATGGGGACGCAGCAGGCCATCTGGCTGATGATTAAGAAGCTCACCGACCTCACCATGCAAGAAGGCGTAAGCCTAAAGGAAATTCGCGAGAGCGCAGCACCAATGGCCAAACTCGCCAAAGCCATGATCGACTCGAACAAGATTCTCAAACTCTCTGTCGCACCAACCGCGCCCAGCGGCCACGGCAAGCCCCAGCGTATCCCATTCCCGCCCGGCGTCCCTGTCAAAGTCACCCAGCACGTCCACCATCATTACGCCGACAAAAAAGAGGAGCCAGCGAAAGAGTCTTGAGTTCCATTTGGCCGTAGGGTTTACTCCCCATTCAAGATGGATCTCACAAAGCTCAGAATTGAGGACTTCGAGCATATTGAACACGATATTCCCGAGCATCAGTTGGTCGAACTAGAGAAGTGCGATCAAGCTTTTATGATCGACTGGAACAAGAACACGAAGCGAACGCACAAGCTTTGTGAGGTCGTAGTGGAGATGGCAAGTATGACGATGAATCACGAAGTCGCATATCAATCTTGGAAGCATTGGAGTTGGCTGCTCGGTGGTCTTCTTGCGCTATCCACCAGCGGACTGCTCGGTGCAATCTGGTGGATTATGAAGCTGCTCGCAAGAGTATCGCCATGAGCGGAATGACTCCAAATCAGCAAAAATGGTTCGATGAGCGAACAAGGAAGCGGTTCGTGCTTATGGTTGAGGACGAACTAGAGCTGAGAAAAGTATTCGCCCAGTTCGCCAAAGAGTTCCACTGTGATTTCATTGAGGCTTCGGACGGCGAAGAAGGGATTCAACTATTCCACAAAATAAATCCGGACATCGTATTCCTTGACCTACGACTACCGAAGGTGGATGGCGTTGAAGTATTCCGGCACATCAAGGCGGCAAAGCACGACCAACCAGTTGTGGTTATGTCTGGGTACCTTGACGACGACGTGAAGAAAACTCTCAATTCTATCGGATACGCCGCGAAAATAGACAAAACCACCGAATTAAACATCGCCTACATCGCGAACATCCTGGAGACGTTTGGAATCCCAAGGAAGAAGCCCAAGAACGGGGACTCCGAACACCACACATGACATTCTACGAAAGGGCAGAGCAGTTTCCGCCGTTACTCGTCAGGATTCTGGCGAGGAAGAACAACGGGCGCCGGGCAATGTCCACCTCTGACATCGCCAAGGCTTCAGGGCTCCCGCGGTCAACTGTAGGCGATCTCACCTGGAAAACATCCTGGGCGTCCGTGACATTCGGCGACATGGCCGACTTCTGCAAGGGATGCGGATTCGACCACCTTCACACTCGGCACAACAGGGAACTATTGCTCAAGAGAGCGAAAAGCTACATGCACGCGGGCAATGCTCAACAGCGCAAGATGTTCATGGGGCTGCTCTCGAAACTAGAGCAGTGGGCCACCGCCAACGGTAATTAGCCCTGCCTCCGTCGGATCGCTCGCGCGAGGCTTTGAAAGCTCGTCGAGCAGTTCATCCGCAGACTCCATCAGTATCGGGTAGGTCAGTGAGTCGAACGGGTGCTTGTCCTCATTGTTCGCGACGTATTCCCTGATCGTCGTTCCCTTCTTCAAGTCCTCGAACATTTTGATTGTGAGTTCACACCTGGACGAGATGAACAGCCGGCGATTCTTCAGGAGACGCCTCGCAATCTTGACCCGGTTCTTGACACTACCGTCAGGCTTCGGAACGCCGATTAGTTCAATCTCTCCCTTGGAGGCGAGAGCGACTTCCAGGGCGTCGTAACCTGCACCGGATGCCCTGGGAGCATTGACGGCACTATCGTCGCTGTAGTGAACCCACTCAAACTTCTTGTGGTAACGTTCCTCCAGCCGCTTCATTATCTCGTGGAACGCGATGGTGAACTCCTCGATCTTCATGCGCTCGCGGATTGAGACGAGTTCGTCGATCACGCTCCACACCGAAAGCTCTTTGGAGCCGACCTGAACAAACCTTCGCTCAAGGATGTGAGCGGCGTGGTTCGTGCCAGAGCCGAGATCCCAACCGGTGAACAGCATCTCTGTGTTGCGAGACAACTCGATCTGGTCGCCCTCACCCTCTTCACCGCCGATGACATGATGCTTCCTGACGAACACGTCAGCGAAATGTTTTCCTTGGGTGCCGTGACCCTTGATCCATTTGTTGTCCACCTCGCGCGCCTGTTGCCCGGGATCGTCTGAGTACATCTCCCGCTTGGCCGCGATGGCCTCCGATGTGAGCCCGAGATTGTCGTCGATCCAAAACTCTACCAACTCAAGCGACTTTCCGAACTCACTGCTCGTCTTTCCCGCCGACACCTTTTCGAGATACTCCTTCCTGCGATTGAACCACATCTTGTAAATCCATGAGTCCTCGCCTTCCTCGGAAGGATTCGTGTCCGCGATGAATAAGTGCTGCCACTTGTGCATGTGAACCATGCGCAGAGCTTCAACCGAGCAGCGGAGTATGCTCGGGTCAAAGAAATTCGACAACTGCACGAACCAGATCAGCGAGAAACGTGTCTCCTTGAGCTTTTGAGCGACCTCAAAATCATGGTCGAGCGAGAAGAGCTTCAACTCGGATTCGCCGCCAAAGCGATTACTCACCCTGAAGTAAATCGTCCGCGTCTTCGAGTCGGTCTTCGGGCCTGGGATTCCGTTGCTGTCCTTGGTCGTGAAATCAAACCCGATGTCGGCCTGTCGCCACTCATCCATGATGAACGTCGTGAGGTCTTGGAACACACCGCCGTCGGTCAGGTTCTTGATCGTCTTGCTGAACATCGCCACGCGCGCCCCGGCCGTGTCGAACAAGTGGCGACAGATACGGTGCATAACGGCGATCGACTTTCCTGTCTCGCGCGCCCCAGATACGAGCAGCATCGTCGGAAAGTTCGGGTGAAGAACGGAGGCAACATCATCAAGACCGGCGTTGAATACCTCCATCTGACGAGGGTAAAGATTCGGTGTCCAGTATTCCGGCTCACTCATAGCCGTCGCTTATAGGCTGGACAGTCCCCAATTTCCAGCATAGAAGTTCGCTCCAAGATGAGCGATACCATTGAACTCAACCTCTCCAGCGACGACTTCGTGGAAAAGCTCGCCGGCTGCAAAGCTGGAGAAAAGGGCAAAACCGTCACCGTCACCTTCGATGTGAGCAGCGCACATGGGCAGGCACCGCGCCTCGCGGAGGATGACATGCCGCTGACTGGCGGTCCCGGCGACGCCATCATGTCCAAGAAGAAGCAGCCCTCCAAGACCCTGCGATTGCAGGGCACAATCACCGCCATCGACGCCAAGGGCTACAAAAAAGCCAAGGAGCCAAAGGGCGACGATGAAACCAGCGGCGTTGGCGCCGCGATCATGGCGAAAAAGAAGAACGCCTACTAATCCGTGCTCTCTCGCAAGATTCTTGCTTCTCATGGGTGTACCGCCGAAGCGTGGCGGAAGAAGCTTGAGTTCGCCCCAGAGCCAGCCGGAGTAGAGCCGAAGGAATCCTCTGAGTGGCAGGGCAGGGAGAAGATCGACGCACTTCGCCGGAGGATAAGAACCCATGTCGAGCAAGGCAGGCTCTACAACCTCCAAAACTGGAGGACGCTGTACGCGCTTCGTCAGATTTGGGACACGCCGAGTCGCTCGATCACCCCGACTCTCCTCAACTCGATGATCGCCAAGTACGGCAGCGATGAGGCTGGGATGAAGGATGCTTTGAAAGGTCTCGGGCTGAATATCGCGGAGTTGTTCACGGACACGGGACAGGTGGACGTTAAGAACAAGCAGCCGATCCTTGAAATCAATGCGCCGGTTTTCTTCTCGGTGGTCATTCCACTCGTGCGCTCCTACTTGGAGATACGGTGGGCGAAAGTTGTGAATGACCGGAACCTGAATCCGAGGATCAAGTTCGAGAGCGCGACGAACAACCCGGAGATCAGGGCCAAGTGCGATCTCCTGACGAATCGCGGGCAGGTGATGTCGAAGCAGTACAATCATCTGCAAGCGTTCGCGCAGGGTGCCTTTCAGATGTTGCTGTGCGGGCGATCACTCCAGTTCACTCAGGAAGAGTGGCACTTTGAGGAGCAGATGCGTTACGCGAGCAAAGAGGACGTGAGGCGTGAGAAGTTGAAAGCGAGCAGGAACAAAAAAGATGAGCAGGCAACTCAGGATAGCGAATCAAAGGTCAAGGAGGGTGACGAGATTGTCTATACGGTTCGCGAAGGATTGCGGCCTTTCCATCCCGATCCGGCGCACACCTTCTGGGATCAGGCGCATCCCATGCACACTTTCAATACAGATACCGGATGCGAACACGCCGGGTTCTGGAGGGTCGTAAAGTACGGCGAGCTTCTGGACAACCCAGATTTCTACAATCAAAAGCGATTGAGCTTTGGCGGCGACAGGTGGTGGGAGACCTACAGCAGCTTTTTCAACCTGATGTATCCATGCTCACTTTCCTTCCCGACGGTTCCGCAGGTTCCACCGGACATGGATCGAGAGCAGTGGTTGGCGACGAACTCTTTCTACGGTGAGACGGAACGGGAGGCTGCTGTTGTAACGACGGAGATTCGGGAGAAGATCATCCCGAGTCAGTACGGTCTCGGAACTTACGATTACCCGATCTGGGCACGCTTTGTCGTGGCCGGCGATGGCACAATCATCTACGGGGCACCGGTCGCGTATCGCCCGGTACTAGCTTACAGGGTTATGGGGGACAATCGAAAGACCGAGGAGGCCGGCGTCGGGACAAAGCTCATTCCTTTTCAGGATCAACTCAGCATGTTGCTCAGTCAGTTCATCCTGGCGGCGAAGCAGAACCTCACAAATCTCACGCTGCTCGACGAGAACGTAGTGGACAAGACCTTATTCTCCAAGATCAGGAACATCGGCGAGAAGCTGTTCCGAGGAATAAATTTCCACCGGTTCGACTCCAAGAAACTGCAACGCGCAGGTATCGAGATGCGTGCTGCTGTTTACTCCCATCGTTTTCCTCAACTGGACACGAAGGGAATCATTGAGGTGATGAAGGTCGTGCTGGACCTCGCCGAGCGCGTCCTCCAGTTTTCAAATCAGGAAATCGCTCAGCAGGCCACGCACGAGCAAAGCAAACGCGAGGTAGAACTGATTCAGCAGTCCACCGGGCACATACTTGCTTTCGCCGGAATCCCGCTTGACGAAGTGCTGGAAGCCCAGGGCTATCAGTACTACGAAGCCCTGATGAACTACGGCGATGACGATTTCTACGCGGAGATACCGACGGACAATCCCATCGGTAAGGAAGACCTTGAGAAAATGGGCATCACGTATGCGGTCACGCCCCATCCGAACGACAAGAAAGCTTTGGTGCTTGCCAACCGCAGCGCGATGGAACTCCACCGATTCTCCGTCGTGCCGAACATCATGGAGCGCCGATCCAACATCGACGCGGCCCGGGCGATAACCGAGATGGTGCGCGACTGGTTCATCAACAATCCCATCGGACTCTCGGTTCTCGGACCAGAGCAACTTGTCGAATTGGCGAATTACATCGCCAAGCTGGCAGACCTGCCTTTGGAAAGGCCGATCCGCAACGTTGGCCTGACCACCCAAGAGCAGAATCTCGCCGCCCAGCAGCAATTAAAATCCATCGTCGATAAGGTGCTCAAGGATGTCCAAGAGGGCACGGCCCTAGTCCTTCAGGAGATCGAGAAGGGCAAGCAGCTTGACCAGAGCCAGCAGATTCAGATTGACGCTGTGCTCAAACTGCTTAATCTCCCGCCGACAGCAGCAGTAGGCAGCAATGAATCTACAAATCCAACAGGCGCCCCCGCAGGACAACCTCCAGTCGCTCCTCCAGAAATGGCTATCCCAGCCGGAGGCCCAGCGATTCCGTGAGATCGTTTCCGGTAAAATAGCCAGAGCAATCGCCGAGAGTGGGAATGCGCTGGTCGCAGCCGAGGACAAGACGCCCGAACTTATGATGGCCGAAGCGAAGGCGTTCGCTGCTGATGCCGACTTCTGGAACAGAGTTCTCAAGGAGTTGGATGCGATGTTCAACGGTAAATACGAAAGCGGTGAGCCGTTCGACTACAGCCGAGTTAAAATCGAAATCGGAGAATGACTATGGCAAACAAGATCAAGAAACCAGCCGGCAACGAACCCGCAATCGAATCTCCAGCCGCCGCTGTTGCCGATCCTCCGGCAGCGCCTACGCCACCGCCAGAGCCGCCTCCGGCACCGACGCCCGAGCAGATCAAGCAGCAGGAGAAAGATACCGCCCGGGCTCTCAACCGTTTTTTTCACACTGACCGGGTCTCGACTGATAAAGCCGAGGTCGAAGCAGAGAAAGTCGCTGCGGCCACTCCGCCGCCTCCAGCCACCCCTGAACCAGCGAAGCCGCCTGAAGCTCCGCCAGTCGCACCGCCTGCCGAGAAGAAACCGGCCGCAGCCGCAGTGCCGAGGCAGCTTCCGCCCGATGTCGCTATCGAAGTGGAAACGCCTCCCGCCGCGCCAACGACAACCACTGCCACGGCGCGCGTCGAGGCTCCCGCCCTTAATCTCACCGATCAGGACAGAGAGTTGCTCCTGACCTACCGAAAGCTGGAGAGCATGAAAATCTCCAGCGACTACGACGGTCTTGAAGCGAGGATGATTAAGTTCTTCCAGGATGCCGCCGCGAAGGTCGAAGAGATCTCCAAAGCCAATCCCGAAATGGCATCGCCGGAGACCAGCGACGACTACGAGGAATGGGCTTCAGCGAACCAGCCAGAGGTTGACCCGATCGACTACGATCGTGCTCGTGAGGCAATCCTCCTGGAGCGCATCGAGTCGAAGCAGAAGCGCGAGCAGCGGGAACGCGATTCTCAGGACGAACTGAAAAACCGCGTGAAGGAACAACTGCCCGAAGTTCAAAAGGCCGCAACCGAAGGGTTGTTCGACTTCATCGAGGCGGCGCATCCGGACTTCAAAGGGATCATCTCAACCGCCGATGGAGCCAGAACCATCACGACGGAGACCGAGACCAAGATGCAGGAGAAAGACCCGCTTGCGAAGTCCATCGTCCAGCAGGAAGGCGAGGAGCTTAGCGTCATTCTCAACGCTCTCGAAAGGCGCACTCGCTTCCCCGAGGCGGAGTTCGCCCAACTGAACAAGCCGCGGAAGCTCGTGACCAGCGAGCGCATCATCGTCCCGGACGACCAACTCGACTTCGCCATCCACGAGATCGAACAGGAGATGCTCAGGATGCCCGAAGCCGAAACGAAGGATGAAGCCGGCAGACAGTTCGTGCCGCTCATCTGGTTCGCGCAACAGGCGGAGAAAATCTCCAAGAGCAACGCGACGAAGGATAAAAAGGACAAGGTGCTGGCCGAGCTTCAGAACAAATACTGGACGCTCGACGCCGACAGCATCCGCACCGGTTTAATCGCTCGGTACGCTCAGAAAGCCCGCAGAAAGATCGAGCATTTCAGGCAATTCTCCTCGCCGGCAGCCGTTCCTGCTGCTCATCCAGCGGCAGCCACGCCACCCAAACCCGCAACACCGGCACCGGCTGCCGCTCCGCCTGATGGCGTTCGCAGACCAGCGCCTTCGATAAGTTCAGCGTCCGACGTACCGGTCGGTCAAAGACCTGCCGGTGTGAATAGTGACGAAGACATCAAAAATGCTACCGGTGTGGCATTTGGTCGCAGATGATAGTTGACAGCGGTGGCTGAGCAATTACGCCCGGCCCCGCGTTGACTATCACATGCTTCAAGTATCTGAGCACTTCGCCTCGCAGTGCAGTCCTGTCATCGGTCTCGCCGATGATACGTGCGGTAGCGTAACGCGCGCCGACATCGCGTTCCTCACGCCGTCTCAACTCAACGATCTCTTTTCCCCAGGCGGTCTCTTCGCCGATATGGACGGGTGGTTCCTGCACCAGATCGAGATGAACGCCTGCGGTGTGAAGCGGTACGCGTTCTATGACTGGATCATGGCCAACGCGGATCGCACCGTGTTCCGCGCAGCCGTCGATCCCGGCATGAAGGTTGTCGGTGGCGCTCCAATGATGAGGCCGTTCATCCTCGCGAAGCAGGAGGATGTCATCAATCAGGACTATTGGAAGGTGGTCGGCGGCGCCGCGACGGGTTCCTACACCATCAACCACCCCGAGGCCGCGGTTGGCACCACGACTCAAGGTCCGTTGACCACCGTGACCGGCGGTACCCGCGTCATCCGCGTCAACAACCGGCACAACATCCCACTCGACCCGAATTGGTTCCGCCAGCGCGATGTGCTCTACCTGTTCAACAAAGCAGGCAACGGCGTCACCACCCAGGGCAACTGGAGGGTTATCGCCGCCGCAGTTGACGATGCCCTGACCTACATCGACGTGCTGGTCGCCAGTGAGAACGCCGGTTCCAATGCTCCATTCGATGCCACCCCGATCAAGGGTGTCATTATCCCCGGCATCAACAACGTCAACGATTACGAGAAGTTCTGCCAGAATCTCCCGAACATCCTGAACCAGAAACGTGTCCCGTTCTGGCTTCAGACGAGCCGCTGGAGCCGCTGCATCGACTCCGAATACGAAGTCGTTTACGGCAAGCTGATCTCCTCGAACGCCGCCTTCCGCGAGTTCTACGCGATCGACGAAGCCAAGCGGAACAAGCAGGACGAGACCAAGCGGATGCGCGATGAGATCAACGCCTTCCTCTTCCAGAAGGCGATCTCGGCAAATCAGACGATGGCCCTATGGGAAAACCTCGAAGCCATCAATACCGTCGCCGGCGATGTCATCGACGTGAACACGTCAGGCAAACTCATCGCCCGCAGAGCGAACTTCATCGGCGTCAAGGAGCAGCTTCGGGTCTGTGATCGTGTCATCGACCTCCAGAACAATCCGCTGAACCTTCTGGAGTTCCTTGACCTGAACTACGACATCGCGCGCTACCGGAAGACCGCCGGCCGAAAAGTCACCGACATCGACTGGTGGATGAACACGACCATGCGGTCCTACTTCCACACTGCAATGATGCAGTACTACAAGGACATGTACCTCGACCAAGCCCGATTCATCGTCGAGATCAACAAAATGTCCGAGGAACTCGGCGTCGTTTACGACTCCTACATGGTCAAGCGGCCGGGCGGTATCCGAATCAACATCATCAGCGACGATTTCTTCGATGATTACTTCGACGAGTTCGACGCTCAGAGCATGGGCCACGTCGGCAACCTGATCCTGAATCTCGACATCGGCAAACCGCCGAACGGCTCGATCTACCTCGCGCAGATCGCGTCCAATCGCCGGGCCTACACCACGGCGCAGATTCAGGAACTTGCCAAGATCGACAAGACCTACCTGTGCGTCATGGAGAACCCAACGTTCCGCCAGACGCTAACAAGCGAGACAAGGACTGTGGTAGTTGAGTGCGGGAAGCTGTCTGCTTGGCTGGATGGCGCTGCGCTCACAATTCCAGTTACGAGTTCCAAGTCCGCCCCGTATTCCAATTTGTACTGATTTTTTTGGATTCGGATTTGCGTTTCATGGAGGGCCGAGTAACATCGGCCCTCTTTTTATGTCCGCAAAGATAAATGACGGTCTGACTAAACACCAAAGGTGGTATCGTAAAAACCCGGGTCTAAGAAGACAAACAGAACTGAGTTACAGGGCTAGGAATAGTGATCGCATCATGCGACGAGACAAAGAGAAACGCGCAGCGAATAAGGCTGCGATGAGCGATGCAGAATTAGCCGAAGCGAGAAATGCCAAGCGTGCTTACGACATCGCATACAGATTGCGAAACGCGGATAGAATTAGGAGATTCAAAAGGACAAAGTACCTAGAGCAACGCCACTCCATTTTAGTGAAGTCAAGGGAGTATGAGTTCAAAAGACGAAGGGCATTAGGGATGATCCCCCGCGGGCCGAAGCGCACAGAAGAACAGAAGCGCGAGCGGTATCGAATCTATTATCACGCTTACGCCGCCAAAAAGAAGAAGACTGATCCGATATTCCGCATCAAGCTGAACTGTTATCGGCGGCTCAATCTTTTGCTTAGAGGAAAGCAAAAGTCGGCAAGGGTTATTGCCTTGATAGGATGCAATTTCCAAGAGCTTCGGGCGTGGTTGGAGGCGCAGTTCAAGGACGGTATGACGTGGGACAACTACGGGACTTTCTGGAACCTGGATCATGTGGTTCCATGTGCCCATTTCGACCTATCGGACGCAGCTCAGCAAAAAGATTGCTTTAACTTCAGGAACCTGCAACCGTGCCGAGCCAAAGAGAACTTTGCTAAAGCAGACAAACGTATGAGCAGCCCCGCATTTTTTAGGAAGGTGGACGCAAAAGTAAAAGTGTACGTTTCCTCCGGCGACTGGGTTCAATTCGAGAAGGTTGATTGGCAGACCGGAGATTACCCTCACGAGGGAAAGGGGATCAGCGATTGG